GGAGCGGCCCTCCGGGTCCTTGGTTCTGGACGTTGTAGAGCCCGACATACCAGCCCACGATGTCGGTGTTCGGGTTGAAGTACGGACCCGTCGCGGTCATGTTACCCGGCACGTAGGTCAGCTTGGATGTCATGCTCCAGGCGGCATTCATCCGGCCATATACATTCCAGTCGCTCGGCGCGTCGGTGAGATACCCGCCGCCCGTGATCGGCGCGTAGTTGGCGGTCACCCAGCTTTGCATCGCGATGATGCCAGCGTCACCACCGTTCAGCATTATATGGTGGTTACTGTTATCCCACTTGAAGCCATACCAGGCGCTGCCAGCGAGACCTTGATAGTGAATGCCAAGGTTGCCGTCGTTGATGATGTTGTGCGTGGTGGTGTCGCCGCCGATGTAGGCATTGTAACTGACGCTGATAGACCCGCCGAACGTCGCCGTCGAAGCACCCAGCCGCATCCTCTCGACGGGTGGCGTCGTGCTGTCGCCCAATGGCGGCATACCAGAAAAACACAGGTCGCCCGCGCTGTTGTGGATACCGATACCATTGGCGTCGGAACTATCGAAGATGCCAAGGCCGTTGTTCTGAACACCCCGGATGACCAGTTGCGACGCGAAGTTGAACGCGCCCCATGGGTTGGTGTAGGCGTTGATCGTGAGCATCCCGCTCATGGTGTCGCCGCCCTTGGCGACGTAGTTGCCGCCTGTCGCAGGGGCGAAGCCAGCGGTCACCCAGCTTTTCGGCGCGTATGCGCCCTGGTCGGTGCTATCGACCCAAGGGTGCAGACCGTCAGCCGCCCAGGTGAAGCCGATGGCGTTCCCGCCGCCTGGAAGGTTGTTGTAGGCGATGGTGCCACCAAGACGCAGCAGCCCGTCGGGTTCCATGGTCAGTAGCCAGCGTAGCATCGTGTCTTCCGCGCTGGTTTTCTGGAAGAAGCGGAAGCCGCCGTAGGGGTAATAGAGGTTGACGAAATCAGTTTCACCAGCGCCCTGGCTGATGTTGTTGGTGATGACGCCGCCCCAGGTGCTTATTCCCGCCGCCGCCGCTGGTGTTGAGTTCCCGCCGAACCGTGTGTTGTTGTAAACGTCGAGAAGACTGCCGGTTATCGTTACGTTGGCATTGACCGTGACGGCCTTTGAAAAGTTGGTCGTAAGCCAGAACGTCTGCGTCGGATTGTCCGTGCGCGCGTAAAAATCCCAGACCGGGACCGATGAGACGCCCGCCGCGTTGCTGCTGTATAGCCCAAAGTGGTTGTCCGATCCGATGACGAAATAGACATCGCCGCCACTCGCGTCCTTCAGCGACAGGCCCGTGTTGTTGGTGATGTTCAACTGACCGGTCATGGTATCGCCGGTCACGTTCACCCAGCGCGCGTCCCCGCCGCCGATATTTATCGTGTTGTTGTCAACATATTGCTTGGTCACGGCCTGGGTGGCATCGGTGATCGCGTCTACGAGGTAGACCCGTCTGAAATTCCCGAAGCCGTTGCGCACATCAAAGTAAATTCCGGCGTTGTTTATCGGTATCTGACCGGCTGTCACCGTCGGGTAGAAACCAATGCCGTTCCACGATGACAACATCAAATTGTTGATGGTGGAACTGGCGGCGTCCCCACCCTCCGCTATCTGGTTGTTCAGCCCTCCAAAGCCGATGGCACCGTGCATCACGCCGCCAGCGACTGGCAGATAGTTGCCAACTGTCGACTGCAGGTATCGGAGCGGGACCGCTTCCATGGCGTTGACGGGATCATGGTCAAGATACAGGCCAACGCCGGAAGCCAAGTTTGCTCCAGCGCCGTTGAACCACATGGTCAGCATGTTGCCCGAAACGAGGTTCAACGATCCCGATGTGACGCTGAAACCGCCCCATCCATCGAACAGTGAGAGGTGCCGTGACAGGTCTGTCGGACCACCCGGTGGGAGGGCATCAGTACCGAAACTCAGCCCGCCGCTCATTTGGTCGCCGGTCACGTTGACCCAGCGCGCGTCTCCCTGCGCCGTCGTGAGGAAATTGTTGGTCAGGTATTGCAGTGGCACCGCGTGCAGCGGCGCGGTCGGATCGCGAAACAACGTGGCGTCGCCGCTGGTCAGGCTTAGACCGCCGGTCACTTGTAAATTCGCCGCGCCAGAAGCGGCGGTCTGGCCGATCAGAACGATACCGGATGCGTCTATCCGCAGCCGCTCCGTGACAGCGTTGGTTCCCAGCCCAACCGTGTTGAATGTGATGTAAGCGCCGCGCGCCGCGTCGGTCCACGCCTGGGCGGCCTGCATGGCGATTGTCGCGCCCGTGCCATAGGATGTCGCGCCGAAACCCTGACCGCGCAGCATCACGAGTGTCCCGTTGGCCAGCATCGCCGATGGCGCGGAAGCCGATCCCTGCGCGCCGCGACCAGTGAAAAAAGCGGTGCCGCCCGCGCCACCCGATCCAAACGCATCGAACGTCAGCGATACGTTACTCGCAGCGGACCCCAGGAAGCGGATGAGCGCCCCGCCCCCCGCTCCGATGGATGGCAACTCGGCTGTATCTGTGACCACGAGCGGCGCACTCGCCGCCGTGACCCTGATCGTCGGAAGCCGAATGCCCGCCGTGCCAGATTGAGCGAGTGTGATCGTATCAGCGCCGGTCGCGCCTTGCGTGATCGTGATGGCGTTGTTCGCGCCCGCGCCGATGGTCAGAGCGCCCGACATGGTGTCGCCGGTTACGTTCACCCAACGATCATCCCCGGCGGCGGGACTGATCGAATTGTCGTAGAGATACTGGAGGGTTTCCTGAACGTCGTCGGTGCCCGCGATGGTCGGCGTGACCGCGACCTGCGAGGCGGCGAAGTAAACCAAGCCCAGTTTCAGGTGCACCCAGACCGCGCCGTCACATATGAGCCAGTCATGGAGGACGTAATCCTCCATTGGGATGTTGCCCACTGGCGGTCTGCCGTTCTCCACCACGATAACGTAATAACCCTTGATCCCAGGGGTGGGCGCGGGCAGGGGTCCTGGGTTGGGCGTGATGCCCGACGCCGCCGTGAACTGGGTGGTATCGGTGGTGACATGACACTGGCCGATGAACACCAGTGTTTCAGCCAGCGCCTGGATCTCTTGCTGTAATATGGCGTCCTTGGCGTCCACGTAGGCTTTGTGGGTGGCGTGCGTCCCCGCCGTCGGGTCGGGCACCGGCAGGTTCAGCGGGCCGGTCATCGTATCGCCCGCGATCTTCACCGCCAGCGGCGCGAAAATCAGGTTGTCCGTGCCCAGGTGAACGTAGTTGTTGGCGTCGGTGCTGACCGCCGTCGGTCCCGCCGGACCGGTCGAGCCGGTGGGACCCTGGGCTCCGGTGGCCCCGGTGTCGCCCTTCACGCCGGGCACGCCCTGGATACCCTGGGGACCGGTGGCCCCGTCGGCTCCCGCCGGACCGGTGGCCCCATCAGCCCCCGCCGGGCCGGTGGCACCCGTGGCACCGTCGGCACCGTCGGCACCGTCCGCGCCGGGCACGCCCTGGATACCCTGGGGGCCGGTGGCTCCGTCGGCACCGTCCGCGCCGGGCGCGCCCTGAATACCCTGGACACCCTCCGGACCCGGAACACCCATATCGCCCTGGATACCCTGCGGACCCGTGGCCCCGTCCGCCCCCGCCGGTCCCTGGATACCTTGCGCACCCGTGTCGCCTGGGATGCCTTGCGGACCGGTGTCGCCCTTGACGCCCTGGGGCCCCTCTGGACCGGGCACGGTGGAGTCGGCACCCGTGGCCCCGGTGTCGCCCTTCGCGCCGGGCACGCCCTGCGGACCCTGCGGGCCGGTGGCACCCATGGGCCCGGTATTGCCCTGGATGCCTGGGATGCCTTGCGGACCGGTGGCCCCCACGGGGCCGGTGTCGCCCTTGTCACCCTTGGGGCCCAGCGGCCCGACGGGCCCCTGCACGCCCTGCGCGCCGGTATTGCCCTTGTCGCCCTTGTCGCCCTTGGGGCCTACCGGTCCGGCGGGACCCACCGGCCCCACCACGCCCTGGACGCCTTGCGGGCCGCGCGGACCCTGCGGACCCACGGGACCCTGGATACCCTGGTCACCCTGGTCACCCTTCTCGCCCGGCGGTCCTTGCGGACCCGGCACCACGTAGTCGATCAGCACCGGCTCGGCGAGCGCGGTGATTACGTCGACGGAGTGGACCGACGGGGCGACGATGACGTCGATGAACAGGGTGTCGCTCATCGCACCGACCGTAGTGGCGTGGCCACGTTTACGACGGTAGTAACGTCCCCCGTCGTGTTGACTGGCCCGGCCAGCACCGTGATGACGTCACCCGAGGCGTAGGTCACTTGTAAATCCCACGACGCGGAGCTTGGCAGCTTCGCCGAGTCCGCCGCCGCCAGCACCATGTCGATATGGTTGGGCAACGTGACCGTGCTGGGCATACCGACGATCAGCGTGCCGCCGGACCGGTCGCGGATCTCGGCCTTGGTGGTGGCCCCGGTCAGGTCGGTGGGCACCGTCTTGTTCTCGTCCAGCCACAGGCTGAACCGCCAGCGTCCGGTGTCGCCCCGGTAGAGGTTGAGTGGCAGCCGACCTGGGGTCATCGCCCGGCTTTCAGCGCCGCGACCTCGGATGCCAGTGCTTTCATGCCGTTGACCAGCGCCGCCACGATGGGGTCCAGCATGACGCCCATGGTGGGCTCGTCGCTGTCGATACCGCCCGTGCCGTCCGGTAGCCTGATGCCCACGTTCCGCACCGACAACGGGAGGACGGACTTCATCTGTTGCGCGGAGAAACCGATCTCGCGACCGGGACTGGCACCGCCCATGTCGATGCGGTCGAACTCGATGGGCTCGATGGCGAGGATCTCGTCCAGCCCGCAGGTGGCCGGGTGCGCGTCCCGCTTCGAGCGCATGTCGGAGAGCGGCACGTAGGCTCCGATCCCGCCGACCGCGCCGATGGAATTGAAGCACATCGCGTCCCCCGGTCGCATTACCCAGAACGCCACCGCCGGGTTACGGTCGGCGATCCAGGCCATGTTGCCGTTGAGGACGTCGAACTCCCAGTACCAGTTGCCCTGCATCTGCATGATGCGGCCCAGCCCGGCCTTGCCGAAAACCATTTGCTGGTTGTCCGCGTACAGCGTGCCTTTGCAGTCGACCTGATTGTTGGAGATGATCGCGCCCGCCGTGAACGCCCTGAGGATCGCCAGATTTCCCCCCGAGTCCATCCGCAGGGTCTCGATGTTGCCGTTGACCCAGCTGCGCGCCCCGCCGTTGGTTTCCCAACGCTCGTACCAGCCCGCCGTGTGCTGCTGGATCTGGTCGCCGCTGTTGTAAAAAACCCACGGGCCCATGGCGAGGGCACCCGCCGTGACGGTGCCGTAAATGGTGGCGTTGCCGCCAGCGGCGGCGGTGCCCACGGTCAACCCGGATGTGAAAACGCTGCCAGCCGCCATCTGCGCTTTGACGTTCAGGTTTCCGCTGCCATCCAGGCCCATCAGGCTGACGCTGCCGCCAACCCAGAAACGCGCGCCGCCGCTGGACTGCCACGCGTCGTACCAGCCCGTGCGGTAGGTCTGAATATGGTCGCCATTGGTGGGGTTGACCCCGAAGCCCCACTCCCAGCTGTTGTAGGCGTTGATGTAAAGGGTGCCGCTGTTATACAGCGGCCCGGTCACGACCATATCGCTGCTGACGGTCAACCGCCCGGTCATGGTGTCGCCGGTCTTGGCCACCTTGAGATCGGCGTATGATTTGGTGGCGGCGTTGTTGGCGGCGACCGGATCGGACGACAGCGTGAGCAGCCCGGTCATCGTGTCGCCCGCGCGGCGCACGGCGGCGTTGGCCACGTTGAGCGCGTTGTTGGCCTGATTGGTCGCGTTATCCACGTATTGTTTCGGTGCCGCGTCCAATGCCTGGGATGGGTTCCCCGCCAGGGTGAGCGAACTGGTGTGGATGACGGGGCCGGTGAAGGTGCCGCCAGCGGCGGGCATGAACGGCCCGGCGGCGAAAGTCAGCGAGTCCACGTAGCCCTTGTTGACCGCCTCGTGCGGGTCCACGGGCAGCGCCGACGGCAGGTAAAGCGCACCGGTCATGGTGCCGCCTTCCAGGGACAGGAACGGCCCGCCCGCGAAGGTGGAACTGTCCGCGTCCATCTTCTTCGCCCACCACTGGTTCCACTCGGCAGCCGGGGGCACGTAGCCAGCGACCCAGTTCGGGCTTGAACCCGTGATCGTACCGCTCATGCGATGTCCCTAGCTTTGGATGGTGAGAAGTTGACTGACCGCCTTGTTCATCATGCTGACGGCGCGCGAGTCGTCGCTGAACGTATCCTCGCGTAGTTCCGCCCGGCCAACGAGATAATAAACGAAAGCGGAATAAACGCTGGTATCCAGCGGGAACGCGGTGCCCATGTCCTGGGCGGCGGTGTAGAACGCCAGTGGGCGGCGCAGCCCAATGGGCAGAAACAGGTCAGGACGTTTGGTCCGCACCTCGGCCAACATCGAGTTGATGGCTTCGAACATCTCATCGTCGGTGTACCTCAGGGCACCCCCGGAGGTGCCGATCTTGTCCTGCAGCATCGTGCGGGCCTCGGCGATCAGGCTGCCCCAGGTGCGGCTCATTACCGGCCCTTCCTCGGTGGGATCTTGCCCTTGTTGATCTGGCCCATCGCCGCGTTGCCCAGCTTCTTGACCGCCGATTTGCGGATCACCCACTCGCCTCTTTGCGCGGGTATCAGCCCGTCGTCCTTGCCGATGGGCTTGCCCGCCACCTGTTTGATCTTGCCGCCGCGCGCGTTACCGCCACCGGCCATGACCGGCACGCCACCCACCACGCCGCGCACATAGTCATTGCTCGCCGAGGGGAGCTTGGGATTGGAGGTGTTGCTGTCCTTATCAGGCGGTTTGTCTTTGTTGGCCTTCTTCGAAGCGTCTTCCGCCTCGTTATATGCCTTGGCCATGCTCATGCCGGAACTGAAACCACTGGAGATGGACTTCCCCAGGCTGTCGGTGCTCAGCACCTGCCCGCCGTAGTCATATCCGCGTACGCGCTTACGGACCGGCTTCTTCATCAGCGCCGCCCTTTCTTCACCGGCATGGTTTTACCGACCTTGCCGCCCTTGCGCATACCCAGGCCGGTGGGGTCCAGCCCGGCGGGTGCCACCGGACCTCCGGGGACCCCAGACGCGCTGGGAGCCCCCGGTCCTCCGGATGCCAGAGTGGGGGGGCCCCCAGACGGCGGCGGTGGTGGGGCGACATTGGTGGGCAATTTGGGTCCGGCGGATTTCTTCGCGCCAATACCCAAATTGGGTAATTTCGATTTGCCCCTGGATGGCGCTCTCATTTGCGTTTCCCATACATCTGGCGCTGACCGGCTTTGTCCTGGGCCTTGTCACGCGCGGTGTTCTCGTAGGCTTTTTGGGAGACGCCCAGTTTCTTAGCGCCAGCCTTGTCCTGCGCCTTGTCCTTCTTCGAACCTTCGAAGGGGAACGGTCGTTTCGCCATGGCTACTTTACCCCCTTTGGCCTTACCTTCCGGGTAATACCTGACGCTGCCTTCCTGGACCGGCTGGCCCGATCTGGTCGCCGCGTCGTTACGAGATTGTTCATATGCCTGATTGGATTTTTTAGCGGCGGCTGCCGCGTCCCCTCGCTGGGCCGCTTTGATAGTGGCGTCGCTGGGGCCCATGAGGTCCATTACGCTGGATCGGCCCGTCTGCCCTACCGATCCGCCCTCGTCATAACCCTTACGCTTCGCCATCGTGACCTCCGTTACCGCTGGCCGAAGCCAGCGGTTTACGACGGGAGTAAAGTTTAACCCCGAACGGCGTAGAGTTCGGTGATGGCGATACCGTCCAGGACCTTGGACGCGTAGACCTGCAGGCCCCGCAAGAGCGTGCTGAACGAACGCTCGGAGCGCATCTGCTCCAGCTTGGTGATCTGGCTCGCGAAAGTCAGACCATGCGGGTGACCGGCGAAGACGCGGAACGCGGTGGCGGCACCCTCGGCGGCGGTCGGCAGCAGGTTGGACGAGTAGAGGGTGAACCGGTCGATCATGCCCAGGCGACCGTTGCGGGTCATGGACACGCCGTCGCCCGAGATGGACGCGTTGCGCAGATCGCTCTTTTTGATCAGCGCCGCCACCCACGGCGGGATGACCAGCCAACGTCCCGTTTCCGGAATGTTCTGCTCGTCCAGCACCGTGCCGAGATCCACGATGCTGTCGATGATGTTGAGCGGCGTGATGGCGATGGGCGCGCCGGTCGTGCCGAGGTTGATGTTCAGCGAAATGCGTCCCGCCGTGGCACCCTTGTTCGCCGCGACGATACCCGCGTCGATGGTGGTGAGCACGTCGGTGTCGATGACGATCTTCATCTGTTCAGCCGCGTCGTCGGACCACAACGACAGCATGTT